ACCCAAACGCCGTCGCCTTCGACCGCGCCCGCGTATGGACGTAGTGCTGCAACGCCGCGATGCCCGCCTCCAGATCCTTCCGCGCCGTCAGGAAGCGGCGGTGGTCGTCCACCTTCTCGTATTCGCGGGACAGCGCCCCGAGCGCCACGAGGTGATGGAACTCGGACGGGATGACCGGCTCGTCAGCGTCCAGCACTAGGTCCGGCACCGCGCCCTGCCCGTCAATCTCGGCAGTCAGGTTGTCTGACGGGATGGGGAAGAACTTGAGAGTCCGCAGCCCCCGCAACGCATAGACCGACGGGATGCCTGTGGTGTCGTCTGCCGGGTCCATCTCCCGAATCCACGTCAACGGCACCTCGCGCAGCACCTGACGGTGGGCCGGGATCTGAATGCTACGGACCTTCCGGATCGCCGACGGGACCGGATACTCGCTGGTCGTCGCCACCAGCGCGAGGGTCGTCTCCGTGTCCAACAGGAGATAGTCGAGGCCGACTTCCGCACAGATGCGACGGTGCCACTCGTTCAAGGCCCGCTTGATGCGAACCCGTGCCCGCGGCTCGGCATTGCCGATCCGGTCCAGCACGTCATCCTGTAGATCGGCAAAGGTCATGTCATTTCGCCTTGGCGGCTTCCGCTTCGATCTCCGACAAGATGCCAATCAACGACGGCGGCAACGCCATGCGCTGGTCCACCGTCTTGCACGGCACGTCGATAGTCGTCACGCGCTTGCCGTCAAAGTCCTCACGAATCCGCACCAGCCACTGCCCGTTGTGATACTTCCCCTGCTTGGTGATGCGGTTGAGCGCGTGGATCTCCTCGTCCGTCAACGTGTTCGGCTTGAGCGGCCCTCCACTCAGATAGAACTCCCCGTTCAGCGGCGGGCGCGGGCGCGGCGGCACGTAATGGTCCTTCGGCCCGAACTGCTTGGCATTGGCGGACGAGACAGCCTCGGCTACCGCCACAGCAATCTTCGTGGCGAGGTCATCAGGCGGCGGCGGGAACGACGGTTTCACTGGTTCAGCCATACGGACTCCCGAGAGCAAAAGGGGAGCGGGGCCGAAGCCCCGCCCCCACGACGGTTACGCGATGAAGATATACACCGGCACCGTATCCGAGTTCGCGTCGGACGTGAGCGACACAATCGCCCGCGCGCCCGCCAGGGACTCAGCCTCGGTTGCCAACTTCAGGACGCCGTCAGCCGTGGACGACACCAGCAACGACCCCGCCGCTGTGGCGTCCACCAGCCGGCACGTCGTCACGCCTCGGGTGCAGACCCAGCCGTACTCGTTATCCGCGAACGCCTCCTCGGCCACGCCGAAGACAAGTTCACTGATCTCCGTGCAGTACACTACGTCATACGGCGCCGTGCCACTCGCCGCCAGCTTCACCGCCGAGCCCGCGATGATGGCCCCGTTCGCCTGCACATAGGCGTACTCCTTGCCCCCTTCGGCATCAGCACGGGTGCCAAGGGGGGCCTCCTGCGTGGTCGTGCGGCGCGCAGAATCGCCGGGGAAGCCCACATACGGGCCAGTCAGTCTCGCCATGTTCGTTCTCCTTGATGGGCGTCAGGTGGTTACGAGATGCTGGTCAGCACGCCGAGACGGCGCGACTGATGCACGCACAGGTTGCCAATCGACACCACCTTCCGCACATCGATGGTCTGGTTCGCCGGCTCGATCGGCTCGCCGAGCTTGAGGAAGATCCCCTTGGCAACGTGCAGCTTGATCGCGTCCTCGTTGAGCATGTACATTGTCGCGGCCTTGCAGTCCGCGTCGTACGCCAGCTTCATGCCCTTGTGCTTCAGCACTTCGTTCTTGAACGCGCCCTCGCCGTCCGCCTTGCTCGTGTACCGTTCGTTCGCCGTCAGGCTCGCCTCAAACGCCTCGAAGACGGTCTGGTCGGTCACGCCGAACGTTGGATGGGCCGCAAACGCCCCGTCCGAGCACGAGTTGTACAGGTTCGTCATGTTGGCGCGCAACGTGGCAATCGCGCCGTTCACCGACTGGTTCCGCCACCAGGTGAAGGTGGCGCGGTTGATCGCGCCGACGATGCCACTGGAGTTGGTGTCCGGCACCAACTGCTGGAGCCCGTGCCAATCCTTGCCCCCGTTGCCCGTGCCCAGCCCGAACAGCATCGTGTTGATGCTCTGCTTCGCGCTGGAGATCGCGTTCTGGATCTTCGCCTCGACCACGTCGAACTTCTTGTTCTTCCCGCCGTTCTTGAAGACCTCAATCAGCGACGTGACGATCGTGCCCGCGTGCTCCTTCCACTCGTACTGCGCGGCGTCGAAGGTCTCGACCTTATACGTATCGAGCGCCTCCATATCCGAGTACGACTTGAAGGTCGTGTTCACCGCGTATTCGAGGCTAACCTCGATCTGCGCGCCGCCGTCCCCCTTGACCATCCCGCCGTTCTTGGTGGTCAGGCGGGTGAACAGCCACACGTCCTTGAAAATCTGATCCTCGGGCTTGTCCGTGACCACACGGTTCCACGTCGAGGCCAGAAGCTGTCCGATGTTGGGATTCGCCATCTGCTCACTCCGATGGCCCCGTTAGTCTTCGGTGAAGCCCATCTCCTCCGCGGTCAACTCAATGATTTCGCGGATGGACTTTCCCCGTAGATCCGGGGCCGCTCCAGCGCGGGACGGGCCTGCCGTCGTCGCGCGCGCCTTCTGTTTAAGTTCCGCCAGCACTTGCTCGCGGATTCGCTTCTCCAACTCAGAGGCATTCGGGGTAAGTGAGGGCACGATGACCGCGCGGTACGCCGCATCAATGGATGGGAACCGCTTGGAGGCAATCGCCTCCGCCAGCGCCTTCTGGTGCTCCGGCGTGCTCATGCCCGGCCAGGTCTTGATCTCTGCCACGACCTGAGCCGACTTCGCCGCCGCTTCACGTTCCGCCAGTTGAACCTTGGTCGCACGTTCGACCGGCTCCATCATGGTGCGGAACTTCGCCTCCAGCCGCCGCTCCTGCCACGACAACAGGCGTTCCTGCTGCGCAGCGTCATACACCAACCGGCCGTCTTCCAAGAGCACGTTCGGCTCCGGCTTCGGGTCCGGATCGGCCTGCGGCTGGGCCGGTGCGCTGGGCATGAACAGCCGCTCGATCTCATCCCGCGTGGATGGGTCCGAACGCAGCCGCGCCGTCGCGTACCGCCAGAAGTTCACTGGATCGGCATTGGCCTGTCGATACCACTCGATGGCGGCGTGCGCCTCGTCGCGGCTCAAGTGGCCTGCCCACTCCAGATCCTTCAACTTCGCTTCGGCCTCGGCGCGTGCCTTGGCCCTCGCGTTGTCCAGGATCTTCCTCACTCGTGGCACCGGGATCGAACCACCCACGGGCAGTTCGTCCTCCGGGGCCGCCTCCGCTGCGGGCGGCGTGGCCGGCGTCTCCTCTATCGCGGGAGCCGCGTCATCAACCGGCGGTGCGCTCTCAGCAGCGGCGGGAGTCTCTGGGTCAGCGGCTGGCGATTCCGCTGGGCTGTCGTCGAAGCTCTGTCCGTGGGACTCAAGCTCGGCGGCGGCAGCTTCCATCTCGCCTCGGATGTCCAACTCCACACACACCTCTGTCCATATTGCCGCTCTGTATCGCCGAGCAGCCCCAGCGCCGAACGCTTACACGACGACCTGAATCTTCTTCTCGGGGTCCGGTTTCGGCGGGATCAGCACGTCACGCCCATACACGCGCTCCGTGCAGTGACACTCCAACTTCCACGTCGGGGCGAAGCGGTCGTTGTTCCCCCAGCAGCGCCCGCGCCCGTCCTCGGTACACTTGACGCAGTAGATGTCGAGCGCCAGCCCGTGGTGCTGGCACCACTCCTGGAACTCGACGATGCGCCTCACGTCCTGCCGGCCTAGGGATTCAGTCTTGCGGACGGCGGGAGCGCCGTTCGGTCTGATGATCATCAGTTAGACCCAGCGCGACGTATGGGGCGAACGGTCAGACCCCGGTGCGCCGATGTGCCGCACCTTCGGCTCCAACCCCCGCATCTCCATCTCGCGCTTCAGTTCGCTCTTGCTGTGGACCGTCACCGGACGATGGCCCAGGTTTTCAAACGTCTTGCCGCCGGGGAACTCGTCCCCAATCACCTGATACCCGCCCAGGTAGATCCGCTCCGTCTGGCCGCCACAGGTCGGGCAGGGCGGGTTCGCGTGCGGCGCCACGGTGATCTCGCCAACCCAGCCGCACCGCTGACAGACCTGATCAAACCGTGGCACGCCACAAGCTCCGAATCTTCTGCACCACCACTTCGCCGCACACCAGAAACCCGATGAACGGCAGGAACACCGCGAACAGCGCCCCGAGCAGCGGGGCCGTCAGGAGAACGGCGAGCGGGGGGCGTCCGACTTCGGCTTCACATGGTCGCTCGCTTCGTCCAGTGCCGCCGTCACGATCTGCTTGCCGAGCCATCTGAGAAAGCGTTTCCACACGTTAACCCTCCTGCACGCCCACGACGGCGCCAGCCGGGAGGCTCAGGCCGGGCAGCGCGATCCCAATCTGCACACGCACGCCCTTGCTCGACTCCGACTCCGGCGGCTTCACCACCCCACCACGCTCCAACGCCCACTGCGAAGCCTCAGCCTTGCCCTTGGAGGCGGCAATGCGCGCGGCCTCAAGGTGAAGATCCGCATACTCCGGCATCCGCGCCACGAACGCGACCTGCGCATCTTCGAGCGCGCGGGCAACGGTCGCCGGACTGATGTCCAGAATCTTACTGATCTCTTTCTGGTTCAGCCCGTTGTCCCGCAACGCCATCGCAGACATAATGGTCGCCGGGTCTTTAGCCTTACTCGGGCGGCCGGTCTTCGCCATCAGCGGTAGTCCCCGTCACCCATCCCGTGCTTGCTTAGCGGCTGCGCTTGCTTCGCTGGCCCGCCATGCGTCGTGTCCGGCGGGGCGGACGGCGGGGTGGATGCCGGCGCCGCCCCGGCGGGCGGCGGGCCACCCAACCCCGCCACAAGTTGGGTTGCCGCCTTCACCTTCGCCGCGTTGATCGCCTCCGGCGGAATCTGGAACCCGCCCATCGCCAACACGGCCAACACAATGTCAAACGCCGGGGACAGCGGATTCAGATCCTCGCCCGCAAACCGGAACGACACGTTCGGCGGGTCCGGTTGCTTCGGCGGGGGCTGCACCACGAACTCCGGCCCGAGGTCGTGCGTCTCGGCCAGTTTCGCCACCAGTGACTGACGGTTCGCAAAGGGATCGTTCGCCAGCAGTTGATAGGCGTTCCGCGCGTCCATGCGCTCCTGGGCCACGTCCAGGCGCAACTGGCTATTCGTCTGGGCCTCGAACACGAACTCGCCACGAATCGTCTGACGGTCCCAGGCGACCATCTGTTTCGCCCGGTCCGGCCCCACGATCTCGACGTAGTCGGGTTCGTCCGCAAACAACTGCAACAGCGCCGACACCATCTCCGCGCCTTGCAGGAACCACCGCAACACCTTCGTGCGCTCGTAATCGAGCCGCACGTTCGTGTTGCCCTGAATCGCCTTGACCTCAGTCGCGCTCTGCTCCCCCGGTGAATCGGACCCCAACTGGTTGGAGCCCATCCCCCACGTCTCTTGGAGATCGTGCGCGATGACGCGATTGAACTCGAAGTTCTCGCGCGGGTAGTTGGCCCGCGCCACTTCCCCGAGCGCCGACTCGCCCGCCTGATTGAGCGGGATCATCCCCTGCCACTCGCCCCGCGCGAACTTCTCCGCCGTGTCCGGATCGACCGCGCTCGTCAGGTACCACCGCATCGGCAGCGAGAGCTTGCGCTGCAAGATCATCTGCGTGCGGGCACTCTGCAACTCGGCCGTCAGCGACCGCGCCACCGCCGCATCACTCGGCGGCACACCCTCATCCGGCACCGTCGTCAGGACCAGAATATGGATGGGGAAGCACGCCGACCCAATCACCAGCCGCCCGTCCGGGTCGAACCGCTGATACGGCGAGTCCTCATGCACGACCGGCGTGTCCACGCCCTCAACAAAGACCAGCCGCCGCTGCTTCAGCGGGTGGACTTCCTTCTCATCGTAGAGGCTCGCCTTATACCAAATCTCGATGCACTCGACCTCGCGCAGCGACCGCTCGCCGTCAATCGGCGACTCGTCCGTCACGCGCCGCTCATCGCGGTCCTTCAGGAGATCTTCGTCCTGGAGTTTCCACTCCCGCTTGGCGTGGGTCCAGGGCTTGCGGAACCGAAACCCCAGCCACGGCGCTTTGTGGAAGTCCGTCCCCGCGAAGTCGGCCGGGAGGAGCACCTTGGCCGGGCTGACCCGCTCCCAGAAGTACGACTCGTGGATGGGGACATCCACCTTCTCCATCGTGGGGGGCAGACCCTGTTGGGCAAGGAGCGCCTGTTCCTCCGGCCCTTCCAGGGCCATCTCCACCGGGACCGACGCCGACTCGTACCCAATCTTGCTGACGCCGATGCCGCTGACCGCGACCACGTCCGTCAGGACTTCGTCCACCATCCGCTCGACGTGCATCACGTCCGCGAGGTAGTGGTTCAGCACCGCCTGATGGACCGCCACCGCGCCCGCATACTGCGGGTGCTTCGGCTTCAGGTGCAGCTTCGGCACCTGATAGTAGAGTTGCGCGACCTTGCTTTTCGTACGCGGAAGCGCCGTGTTTAAGCAAACAACGTCATCAGTAGGCTCAGCCTTAAGCGGAGCGCCAACATAGTCGGCCTGTAGGGCCTTCCACTTCTCCAGGTGCCGGTCAATCAGCCGGTCGCTGCGCGCAATCTCGTTCTGCCAGTTCGAGATGGCCTCATCAGACAGGGGAATCCGACGCGGTGGCGTTACCATCGCCGGCGCACTGATTCCGCTCCCAGGGGCTTGCCCCGGCGTTCCTGTCTCAACCACCGCTGCACCTCATGGGCAATCGACCCTGGGACCACGACCTTGCGTGGCGAGAACGACGACGGGGCGGGGCGACTCATCAGCCCATACCGCAGCGCATCCGCTGCGTGATCCTCCACGCCCTTCGTCAGGATATCCCCCGGCTTCTTCGGGTCACTCGTCTGAATCGGCAACGTCCGAATCAGATACGGGCACCCCGGCCGGTAGAACTGGAGCAACGGCCGCTGATGCTCCCCCGCCGTTTCCGTCAGCCAGGCATGCACCCGCTGCCAGCCGTTCATCCGATCGTTGTCAGCCTTGATGAGCGGGACGCCGTTCTTCCCGAACGTCTCGGCCATCGACTCGCCGATGGACGCCTCTTTGGTCCACATCCGCGGATCGGCCGCCGTATACCGGACCTTCATGCCGCGCGACATCTCTTTGATTTGCCGCGCCGCCTTCGCCGTGATCACGCCCTTGAAGACCCATTCTTTGACGACGATCAGCCGCCCATCGGGCAAACAGCAGAACCACAGGCAGACGCCATGCTCGCCGTAGCCCCAATCGAGCGACCGGAACGTCTCGATCCACGGCACGTCAGTAATGGGCTTGCCCTCCACCGTGGGGAGGTCTTCCACGACGTGCCACGGCTGGCCCGCCTCGTCGTGCGTCCTGAACTCCTCGAACTCCTGCCCCTCGAAGACCGACCAGTCGCCGTAGAGATACGCCCGGCGCAGCGCAGGGGAGGGAAGCGAGAGCAGCCGCTTGCGGTAGTCGTCGCCGAGGTGCGGGTTGTCCGTCAGCAAAGACTGGATGAAGACGTAGTCCCTGGGGTCATACGCCTCGTCCTCGTCAAAGCGGATGTCCTTGTCGATGAACCGCCGCTTCAGCCAGAGCGCCCCGATGCCCCCTGGGTTGGAGCCACACCGGATCATCGCCGCCACGCCCGGTTTCGTGCTCCGCACGCGCGACCCGATCCACAGAAAATGGTTCTCCAGGAACGTGCTGGCCTCGTCGAAGTACGCCGCGTCATACTCCGTCGAGAGGTACTTGCTCAGGGTCGCGTCGTCTTCGCAGTGCCCGAACTGCACCATCGACCCGTTCGCAAACCGGAGCTTGTAATCCGTCTTCTGGAAGTTGACGCCCAGCCCCAGGCTCTTGAACTTCGCCTCTTCGAGCAACACGCGCTCGATGTGCGTGTCGTTCAACTCCGGGTACGTCCGACGCAGCAGCAACGCCCGATACCCCGGCTGCGCGAAACACCGCATGTAGGCGTCCATGCGGAGGGCATGAGACTTGCCGCCCCCCGCCGCCCCGCCAAACAGCGCATACGGCGCTTGGCACAGGTGGAACGCATCCTGCCGCGGCGTCGGATTGTAAAAGACCTCTTCGGTGCCGTCCGGCTGGACGAAACTCAGGTGCGCCAACCCCCGATACGCCAGCAACTCCTCACGAGAAGCCGCCGGAAGCCCAGAGTTCGCCACCATTACCTATTATGCCACACCGCGCGCCCCCTGTCAAGCAAAATCGGCACGGCCCTTGCATAACTCCCCGTCCCGGTGCGCCTTGATGAGATTGCAGTTCGCGCACAGGCACTGATAGCGGTCCAGATCCGGCACCGTTCCTCGAGCAATCTTGAGGTAGAGCGTCGATTTACTCATCTGCCGGCGCTCAGCCGCCCCATCCCCGTGGACATGGTCGATGACCAGGCACGCCGGGTTGGTTTCCCCGCACCCCTGGCAACAGCCCCCGAGCCGTGATAACGCAAGAAACCGCACCCGGCGTCGGTAACGCGCTGTCTTACTGGGCTCGCCCGCCAGACCAGCGCCCCTTCCCCGCCCGGTACTTCCGCCAGGCCGCCCACCCGCCCAGTCGCACCCCGCGATACATCAGTTCCCGCAGCGCCGGCGGGCACCCGTCCTCCGCCGCCACCCGGCGCAGGACATCATCCGCGTACTGGCGCGGAATGCTCACATGCACCGGCGCCGGGTCCAGCGGCACATACCCCGTCGCATACAAATAATCGTGCAAGACCGCCGCCCGCGTATAACTCTTGCCCGTCTTAGGCAAGAGCGGGTGCAGCACGCGCGGGATGCTCGCGTAGTCCGTCAGGAAGCCCACCGGCACCGTGATGTCCCACCCACGCACGTCGTCGTGCCAGGTCAGGGGCCGCACCACCTCCCACACGCGCCCATCAATGAAGCGCGTCCACAACTGCGCATCAGGCCCGAACGGCGTCACGCCGCGGCCCGCCAATCCTCAATCAGCCGCTTGATGCGATCCAGCGACTCGACCGGGTCCACGCCCGGCTGCGCCAGGTCGTAAATCTGCGCCACCAGCGTCCGACACCCCGGCCCGCCCGTCATCACCACCGCGGGCGTCCGATCCGTCACATACGTCACCGTCGGCTGCGGGAAGACCCGCTCGGTTGACACCACATCAGGCATCGATCGGCTCCTCGTGCGCCGCCACGCGGGCGCGTGCAATGTCCACGTACTCCGCCTCCCGCTCAATCCCCACGCCGCGCACCCCCTCCAACTTCGCCGCCACCAACGTCGTGCCGCTGCCCAGAAACGGATCCAACACCAGCCCACCGGGCGGCGTCACCAGCCGCACCAGATAGCGCATCAGGGCCACGGGCTTTACCGTGGGATGATGGTTCTTGCGCGGACCAGAGCGCCCTGCGCCGCACCGAGGCGAGTTGGACCCGGCCGTTCCAGGCGGCGTGCCTTCATTGACGACGCGCCCTTCAAACCCATCCAGCCCCCGCTCCCGCTCCGCCCGACTCGCCTTCGCGCAGTAGAAGAAGCGAGCGGCGCTGCCGACCGTTTCGTCTCGTCCGGCTGTCTCGTATCCCGTGTCGTCGCCATTATTATTGAAGTGACGCGCGCCATCCGTGCGGTTCCACGTCCCGCCCTTCACGGTCGGAAACAGAGCGTGGACGGGCGACGATAAATGGGTCGTGCGCACAAATCGCACGTCACGTTGGGCCGCCTGTTCGGCGTCCTTGTGGAGCGCATAGGCAACATCCAAACTTTTAGGGAATCCCTGCCCGTAGACATACATCAGGCAGTCCCGCACCTCGAAGCCCGCATCCTCAATCGCACACGCCAGCCGGTGATACGTCCGCGTCCCGCCGAACGCCAGCAGATGCGCGCCGGGCTTGAGGACGCGGAGGACGGCCGATGCCCAACCGTGGTGCCACGCCTGCATCTCCAATTGCTTCATCCGTAGCGTGCCGCCACACAGGCACCGCACATGCTCTCGGTCGTACGTCCACTTGCCACAGTCAGGACACTTCACATTGCGTTTACTGCCAAGGTAAAGACGGGAGCCGCATCCCCTTGAACTGTCCATCTGAAACCGACCCCTGGAGCCTATCCCACTCCTTCCCCATGAACTCCAGCCCATACGGCGGGTCCGTCACGCACGCATCGACACTGGCCTCGTCCAGGGTCGCCAGCACCTCCAGACAGTCGCCCTGATGGATCACGCCGGCCGCTCCCGCTCCTTCTTCGCCTCCAGCACCGCCGCCCGAAACGCCTCGATCGTCCGCTGCACCCGCAACTCCCCAGGCCGCGTCAACGTGTGCGGCAAGTCCAGCAGCGCCATCAGCAACGCCACCAGTCGCTCCGCGTCCGCGCCGAATAGCCGGACCGTCAGGATGGTATCCGGGGGCAGTTTCTCAATCACCACGGCCACCGCGTGCTGTTCATCCACGCCACCACCATCGCCCCCGTCACCGCCAGCAACAGCCACCAGGGCCAGAGGATCAGTTCACCCACGCCGCCACCCCTCCAGCAGCCCCGCCGCCACCACCACCCCCGCCAACAGCACCACCGCCACCAGCACACTCGCCGCCAACGCCGTGAACAGGCTATGCAGAACCTCGGCCATATCAGTCCTCGTCGCCGTCGCCATCCAGCGCCCGCCGTGCCGACGCCACCATTTCGCGCAACACCTTGATCTCGCCCCGTACGTCGCGCACCTGACGCTCAAAGTCAGCGTTCAGGTTCCGCAGCATCTCGATCTTAAACGCGACCGCGTCCGCCAGCGCTTCAATCTCCTCATGAACGACCATATCCCAAGTCTAGCACACCCCACGTCGCCTGTCAAGCAGCCGTGTTCAGTATTACTGAACAGGCCAGGTCGCTGAACACCCCCCGATGTTCCCGACCGCGCGTCAACTGGACCAGTGGCCAGATTACGCACGCCGAAATGCCCGAGCGGGTATGAACCCAGAACCCCCCCCCTCCGAACCACCCCCCTGCCGTGTACCCTGTAGCCTTGCTACCTTACCATATAGCCCCCCTAGGGGCTATCTAGGTACTGTAGCCCTGCTACCGGTACCCTGTACTCTGTACTCTGTACTGGGGGGTCTGGGGGGTGTCTGCTTGTCTGCTGATGACCACCCAAGACGGGCGCCCGCCGCCGGGCCGCCGGGAGGCCGTGCCATCAGGGGAAGGGCCTTCTTGACGCGGGACACCGCGTGTAGCAAACTCGGACCATGCACCTGGGACGTTCCGGATCGACCCAATCCCGCTCGCACTCAAGGAATACATCCAGTCCCGTATCGCGTTCTAGAAGTCATCCAAAAAGAAGAATTGGCAGTAGGAGGCGATTGCAGCCACGATCGCCCTGACTCGGCCACTTTGACATTCCCGAAAAGATCGTCGCTCTACGGGCATCCTGGGTGCCATCTAGGGGCATTCTAGGGGCAGGGCGGGAATGCGTAGCGAAAACCCCAAAATGGGACCCGCACCACAGCGTCCGGCTAGCAGTAGCCACCGCGCCGGGGCCCCCGGCCCGAGTAACCGCAGGACTGGCGCACGGTTCTGGAACGGGACTTGCTTGCGGCGTGTCTTCCCAGGTTAACATAATACATGTTATCAGACGTAGGCGCCGCAACTCGTTGATACGCAATGGGTTGGCATTTTGGTGTGTGCCCGCTGGATGGCACTAGGCTCCGATTTCACCCTCGGCGCGGTGAGTTTCAGGGCTGGGCGTGCGCAACTGACCGGCTTCGAGGCCTTGGCACGGTCCTTGCTACGCGCGGGCGGGCTCCGTTGTGGGTCGTCGGCCGCTCCGAGGCGTGTCGCGTGCCTCGGACTGTCCACTTTTGAGGACACCTGTCAATATGTTGACACTTAGGTCTGTAGCTGTCCACTTTAGAGGACACTGTCGGTTTTCTTTACACTTCCATAACGCCACCCAACCTACTCACCGGCCTACACTTAGGCCCACTTCACTCGCCCATCGCCCTTGAAAACGTCGGTATCCTTGACGTTTCGTCGATGGCACTACTCAACAACACTCAACACTGACGGGCGCAATTGATGGCACGTCCCGTGCATAGGTAGGTGGCATGATACACTTCCCGCTTCACTTGCTGGTCTCCCTGTCCGAAGGATGTGTCCTGTGACTCGCACACCCAACATCCTCGCCCTGCTCTACGCGCGCCATCAGGCCGCTCTTGATGCGGCATACGAGGCATCCCTGATGGACGATGCCGACCTGGCTCTGTGCCATCGTGAGATGGCCCGCCATGAGCGTCTGATGGCGCGTCTGCTGTCCATGTACACTCTGTAAACGGAGGCTACCATGTCCCAGTACTTCTATGTTCACGCCGGCAGGGCCTCGGCCCTGTTCGGCGCGGCGGGGGTGTGCCATAACCCGGCGGCGGAATACGCTGACGGGATGCCGGAGGGCGTCTACGCCCTCGACGAAAATGGTGCCATCGTTCCCTTGGCGACCGAGGCCGAGGCCATTGCCGACGTGCGCGAGAAATACGGCGAGTAGGCCGAAAGGAAGGTCACCCAATGTCCCGACACTGCACCCGTTCTCGCGTCCTTCGTATCGGTACCATCTCGGAAGGCACGCTGCGCACTGAAGACTTGCTTGCGGCCTACCTGTGGGATCTCTCCAGCCTGCGTCTGTCCCGCGAGGACCGGCACACACTGCGCGCCATCCAAGCTCGCGTGAACGCGGCCGACGATGATGCCGAGTACTGGCAGGAAGATGCCAGTGACGATCTGGATGCTCTCCAGGCGATGGCCGAGAGCTATACGCCTGACTACGCGTATCACGGCACGCTGGCAGGCGACGGAGCCCACTTCGGCGTGTGGCCGGACATTGACAGCGTGAGGGATGACGGCAATGCGATTGGTGCATTGCCTCCGCCTGGCGACTACGGCCGCAAGTACTACCTGCAAGTGACCGATCACGGCAATGCGACGCTGTATCGGCGTCTCGGCACCCGGCGGTGGCGCGAAGTATGGTCCGTCGTCTAGCACACGCCGAAACACGGCCCACGGGCACCGGGTCGTGTCGGGCGGTGGAGTCCGCCCCTGATGAGGCGAAAGGAAGGTCACCATGCCAAGCGGATTGTTCGACATGCACACGGCGGAGGGTCGGCGCGCGTATGTGGCAGCATGGACAGAGGCCGGGGCATGGATGTAACACCGGGCGTTGATTGCATCACACTCGCCGTCTGGCTCCTGTCGGCCGCGTGGTCCTTGGCGGTGTGGGTGCTGCTGGAGTGGCTGTTCTGATGTCCAAACTCTGCACCACCTGCGGCAAGGCCCCCGCGCGCTATCGCGTCCGGTGGGACGGCATGATCGGCCGGGCCGAGGTCGCCACGGGCGCAGCCGGTTCCCACCTGACGTGCTACTGTCTGCCGTGTGGGGTTGCTGCAGCGGAGGCTCGCACGGAGGCCCGGCAGGAACGGGAGGCCGCATGGCGCCTGATGGACTGGGACGCTCGTCAAGCGTATCGGTCCGATGTGCCCCTGCCGAGAGATTGGCAAGTCCAGGTGGATGCGGAGCTGCACCCGAGGCGGAGGCTTGGCGCGCGGGTGACGCATGGCGGCGACATCCGGCACGGCTGGCGTGAGCTGTATTTGTGGATCGAGGTCATCCCGCCACGGGACCGGCCCGCCAGCTGGTCAGCAGCGGCGGCGCTGTACGCGGTCCGGTACCGCGCGCGGTTGCCGCTCGTGTTTGTGCCGGAGCCCCTGGATCGGAGTCCCTTGTCGGTGACGGATCGGTATCCCGCCCTGCCGATTGTGCAGGGCCGTGAGGAGTGAACCGCGCGCACGGGGCGGTGTCCCTGTGCCGCATGCGCGGCCTGCGCCGCGCGGAAAGGGTAACGATCATGACTCGTTCCAGTGCCGCGTACCTGATGATGCGCCTTGATGCTGCTGCTCATGCGTACTGGCAGCATCTTGAGTCCCAACATCGCAGTCCGCTGCACAATCCAAATCCACTGATCACCGCGCTCGATGCCGCAATGGAGATGGTGGCGCAGGATCAGGGATACGTCGGTTATTATGCTTATATGCGCGGCCGCGGCTGCGACATCGACGGGTACTGATGGAGGTTCATCATGGAAAAGCGGAGCGCCCAGCAGGCAATCGCGCAACTGTGGGATGGGTTCCGAGACGCGATTGATACCGCGTATGCGACCGGGGGCGATCACTGTTCGTGCCTCCGCGACTATACGCGCAATCGTGGGATGATCGACCAGCTGACCGATCTCCTCGCGGAAGAGTCGGCCAACGAGCGGAGGCATCGTCGATTCGAGCCTAAGGGGGCGCGCATTCCGCTGTCGGTGTCACTCGCCGCGAAGGTGGTCCTCCTCGCTAACGCGGGCCGTGCCTGCGTTGCACAGGCGATGCCGGCCCCGACCGAATGGCTGGTGTATCGGCGTTCGGCGGTCGAAGCCAAGACGATCGGCGCGCTGCTGTCGCGCGAACTGTGGCCGGACTGCGAGCAGGCCGCCGCGCTCGATTACTCGGCGCTGATGAACTAGGAGAGGAAGGTCGTCACCATGAAAAAGCGGCGCGCCCGTCTGTCACTACGCGATAGCACCTGGAAGGGGGATCGATGCTAACCCACGAGTACGAGGTCGTATGGCACGGCGCCCTGCCAGATCCGGCTGGCTACGGGAAGGGCGTGCTGCTCCCTCCGCGGCATAGCGTGCCGTATGAGGCGCGCGTGTGGCCGGAGGCGCTGGAGGGAGTGGACATCAAAGACTTGGTGGCGCGTGTCCGCGCCTATGCGCCGGGGCGGGGGAGCCCGTGGGGGCAGCGCCGCATCGGTCGCCCGCGGATCTATAGCCGGGAAGAGGCGAAAGCGCGGCACTTGGCGAGCAGCCGGGAGTGGAAGCGGCGGAAGCGGGCCGAGCGGAAACTCGCGCGGCAGTTGGGGGGGGGCGTGTGATGGCCTGCCTCTCGCACGAGTGCCGCGAATGCGGCTGGGCCAGCTGTGACAACACCCCGCGCGCGTGGTGCCCACGGTGTTGCGGGCCGGTAAACACGGACTGGGACGAGGAGACGACCTACCATGAGGAAGATCGGACCGACCTGGGATGGCCTGACGACGGCGCGCCAGATGAAGATCGCGATTGATCGGAGTCTGGCGCACGAAGCGCGGCTGAAGGGCCGGCGGCTGGTGACGCGGTGCCGGCGGGGGGCCTGGACGCAAGTGCTGGAGCCGGCGCCGTGGTACTGGCGGCTGGTGCAGTGGATGAGAGGGCGGCGATGACGACGGACGACCTCGCTTGTTACCGCACGAACTACGCGAACAACGCCGCCGCGACATGGTGCCCTCCCGCTGGGGGCGCTGCGGTGCATGCCCTGTGTGATGAGGTCGCGAAGGCATGGCGTGAGCGCGACGAGGCGCGGGCAGACGCAGAACAGGCACACCAGCGCGTGGAGGTCGCCGAGCGGCGGGCGGCGTTCGCCATCGAAGACCAGCAGCGGCATATCGACAATGCGGTGCGGTTCCAGCGCGAGCGTGACGAAGCGGACGAGGCGCTCGCCGCGTGCCGCGCCGTGGCGACGGGGAAGATTGCGCAGGCGCGGGACTGGCTGCGGGAGAGCGCCGCCGACCACCGAGACTCGTCGCGTGCCGAGTGGTGCAGGGAGCGCGCCGCGCGCCTTGCTGAAGCGTTGAAAGCGTGGCCACTTGACACCACACGCCGCGACTCTGCATAATAGGACGCCAATGAGAGCGGCGATGGAGCCGCCGAGAAGAGGAGGCCAAGAGGATGTCCGAGACCCTGACCACCGCCGAGGTCGCCGCCCGTCTGGGGCTATCTCGGGATGCGGTGTATCGCATTGCGCGGTCCCCGCACAGTCCTATCCGGCCGTTGCCGGTGCCGGCCCGCCGCTGGCGCTGGAGCGCGGCGGCCATTGAGAGGTTTTTGCGCGATGACGACACCCGATCCCGCGCTCGTTGATCAGATGTTCGGCAAGAGACGGTGAACTGATGAACCTGCAATACAACCCGGTGGTCTTCGACGTGGAAACCGGCCACATCGACAAGGCGGCCGAGTTCGCCGAGTTGTTCCGGCCGCCGAAGAACCTGAAAGACCCGGAGAAGATCCAGGCGTGGAAGGACGAGCAAGCGGGGAAACTCTCCTTGGACTTCGATCTGGCGCGGATCGTCTGCCTGGCGTGGACGTTCGACGGCGCGAAGTTGGACGGCGGCATTGCGCAGGACGAGACAGAGGAGGCCGCGCTGCTGGCGCGGTTCTTCTCGGCCATCAGGGACGCGACCTTGGTGGGCTACAACATCCTGGATTTCGACGTGCCGCTGATGTTGCGGCGGGCGCTGTATCTGAATGTGCCCGCTCCGATGCTGAGTGTGAACCGGTACCGGCACGATCACATTGTGGATCTGATGCAGGTGCTGAGCTACGACGGCAAGGCGACGTATCGGAGCCTGGATTTCTACGTGCGACGGTTTGGCCTGGAGGTGCCACACGATCCGGCGACGGGGAGCGATGTCCAGACGCTGCTGAGTCTGGGCGACTGGAGTGCCATCAAACGGCACTGCGCGGCTGATGTCATCAAGGAGTGGCGACTGGCGGAGCGGTTGGGCATTGTCGAGCCGCCGCGTGTGGGGTAACGTCAAACAGAGGGAGGCAACGGCGACTTATGGGACTGAACGCGGCGGCGTATCTTACGGGGAGTTCGACCTACGTCAAGAAGGAGGCCCTGATGGCAGGGCCACAGAAATATGTGGTGGCCGGCGTGGAGGCGGCGACCACGCCCGACGACAAACCGATCTTGCAGTTGATCTTCACCAATGGGCAGAAGTTCTCACTCAACAAGACCAACTGCTCGGAGATGGCCTCGATGTGCGGGGACGACTGCGACGGCTGGATCGGAAAGTCGGTGGTGCTCGCGCATGACCCGACGGTGATGTATGCGGGCAAGCGCATCGGCGGCGTGAAGCTGCGGGTGGCGGAGGCGATGAAGCAGAAGGGGTTGCAGGCCAGCGCCGCGGATGGCGTGGACGCAGATAGCCCGTTTTAGGTGGTACGCCGGGCAGGCCCGCGTCGGCGCTGGGAACGTCGAGCAGACCCGGATCGACGAGCCGACGCGGGCGCACGGGGGCTAGGGGGGGAGACGATGGCGATGACGACAGACGAGATCGTGGCGGCCTTGCTGGACAAGATCGTTACGCTGGCGGAGGAGCACGAAGTGGAACGCGCACGGGCGGCGAAACTGCGCCAGCGCGTGTTTGACTTGGAATCGGAGAACCAGCGCCTGCGCGAGCGGGAGAATACGAGCACGGGGGACGGCCATGCGACGGTCTAACGACACCCCCACGCTCACGGATCGCGTCCACGCCTACCTGCTAGCCTGCGCCGGCACTTGGGTCGATGCCCGCGACCTGGCGCGCATCGGCGGCTTCGGGGGCTGGCGCACGCGGGTGAGTGATGCGCGGAAGCTGGCGCGGCTGGAGGGCCACGACATCGAGAATCGGTGGTTTGAGAACAACGGGTATCGGGTGAGTCAGTACCGGTACGTGGTGGGCTAATGTGGCTGCACCTGCCATCCGTGTGTTGTCCCTCGCATCCGGCATCGGCGGACTCGACCTCGCTGTCCGACGCGCAGTGCCAGGCGCTGTCACAGTGTGCTACGTGGAGAGGGACATTCAGAGCGCCGCGATCCTGGCAGCGCGCATGGCAGACGGCCGACTGGATGCGGCCCCTGTCTGGTCTGACCTGGCCACCTTCGATGGCGCAGCGTGGCGTGGCGCAGTGGATCTCGTCGTGGGCGGCTACCCCTGCCAGGACTTCTCTGTGGCCGGCAAACGGGCCGGATTCGCCGGCCAGCGTGGCAAGGTCTGGCACTACGTCCGAGACATCGTTGCCGCTGTTCAGCCTCAATGGTGCCTTTTCGAGAACGTCGCCGGGCACCTATCCCTCGGGTTCGACGTTGTTGCCAGAGAGCTACAAGCGTTGGGCTACGGCGTTACGGCAGCACTCGTTACAGCGGCGGAAGTCGGCGCGCCGCATCGACGCGAGCGACTGTTTATCTTGGCAGACGCCGCACGGATTTCCGGACCGCGAAGGCGAACGATGTGTTGGGTGTACGGAAGGAGGACGGGAAGCGCAACACCATGGCGACGACGGGCGTGAACCCGGATGGGTCGATCCGTATGCGGGCAGACCAGCTTGGCCGCCAGGTCCATCAGATGCCGTGGGCTGGTCCACCATCCTCGCCCGCTGGCCCGACCTCGCGCCCGCAGTGGCCGACAGCGAACGTGCCGAACGGCGGGCGGTTGCGGCAGACGACCGACCAGACGATCAACGGGCAGAAGCGGCAGTTGTCGCTGGAGACGGCTGCGGCGCAGTGGCCGACGCCGGAGGCGGCGTGCATCGAGGAGTCGCTGGAAGCGAAGACGGCGCGGAACGAGCGCCTGCGGGCTGCGGGGCATGCCAAGGGGTGCGGGTCGCCCCGATTGGCGACAGTGGCAAGCCAGCAGCAGTGGGCGACACCGCGCAATACGGACCCGAAGTGCGGCCACTCATACACGCCGAACATGACGGGCAAGGACTTGTCGAAGGACGCGAAGCAGTGGCAGACCATACAGGCGCAAGCAGGCACTAAGCGCCGCCTCAACCCTCGCTTCGTGGCCTGGCTTATGGGCTTCCCGGTTGACTGGTGCGCGGAGTTGCCACGGGTCGATCAGTTGCGGTGTTACGGGAATGCGGTGGTGCCCGCCCAAGGGGCCTACGCGCTGACGCTATTGCGGTAGCTCTCAAGATTCGCCCGGCCGGGTCGGACACCTTTTTCCGGGCTGGGAGCGCCAGGACAGGGGTTGGGAACATCCGGCCGGGCGAAGGAATGATGTCTCCATGCTTACCAACCACCTCTTGCACGGTGACTGTCGCACGGTTCTGCCCCTGGCCCGCGAGCGCACAAACGTTGCGCCCATGTTCGTGGAGACGGCGTGCTAACCATTGCCCTTTACGCCTACGATGCCGGTTTCATGCCGATTCCCCTGCGTGGGGAGGTCGGCCACCGCAAGCGCCCGGCGCTGTCCACGTGGCGGCAGTACCAGACCGAGCGCCCGAGCCGGGACACGGTGGCGGCATGGTGGCCTGATGACACGCTGAATCTCGGCCTGATCACCGGCCGCGTGTCGGGGATCGTCGTCGTGGACCTTGATGGGGACGTGCCCGATCCCGTCGCGTGGTGCCAGGAGCATGGGTTCCCTGTTACGACGATTGCCAGGACCGGGAAGGGCGGGGCGCACCTCTATTACAAGCATCCGGGCGGGGCGATCGGCAACGGCGTCAAGTTGGCGACGGTCAGCGGGGTTAGCATCGACCTCCGCGCCGATGGGGGCTACGTCGTGGCCCCGCCGAGCTTGCACGACAACGGGAACCGCTACGCCTGGGTGACGGGCGGCTTCGATGGACCGTTCGTGCCGTTCCCGCAAGAGTTGCTCGGTGTCATGCAGTCCCATACGGACTATGGCTCGATGCAGATGCGGGCCAGCGAGTTCCTGCGGTCCAGCAGCATCGACCATCTCTTGGGCGGGGTCGGGCGCGGGGAACGGAACGACGCGGCGGCGCGGATGAGCGGGTATTGGCTCAAGGTCACGAAAGGCGATGAACTCGCGGCGTGGCAAGCCCTGTGCTTGTGGAATACGCGGAACCAGCCGCCGCTGGACGACCGTGAGTTGCGGCAGACCTACGAGTCGATTTGCCGGCGGTGGGAGGCGAGCCCGCACGAGGACGCCGCCCCACAGGCCCCGGAAGGGGACGCTGCGCCGGTCATGGATGGGGCCGCGTGGGCGCAAGCGGTGCGGAACCTGCCCCCCCGCACCGGTACGCCGGCGCGGTCCCTGCTCACGCTGGAGGAGGTCGGCGGGCTGGTGCCGCGCGATCTGGTGGTGCTCGCGGGCCGGCCCGGCATGGGCAAGAGCACGGTGGCCTGGAACGTCTGCGTGGAGGTCTGCCTGGACGAGCCGCACCTCCCGACCGTTGTATTCTCCTCAGAGATGACGGCGCACGACGTGGCCCGCTGGATGGCGTCAGGGCGGCACCGGGTGCCCGCGAAAGACTTGACCCAGGACCAGTGGCATGAGACACTCGATGCCATCAGCCGGGCGCCGATTACCGTCTGCGACATGGGGGCGGTGACGGTGGATCAGATCACCGAGATCGTCAAGGCGCGGCCGGAGACGCGGCTGGTGGTCGTGGACCACATTCAACGTATCGGTAGCGGACGCAGCTTCGGCGACAACCGGAACCTCGAAGTGGGCCGCATCGCCCAGGCGCTGAAGTCGCTGGCGAAGGATCTGCCTTGCACAGTGCTGGCGCTCAGCCAGATGAACCGGGCCAGTGACACAAAGGACCGGCCCCGACTGGGAGCCTTGCGGGACAGCGGGGAGATTGAGCAGGAAGCGGATGCCGTGATTTTCCTGTGGAGTCAGGCGGACGACCTCACCAAGCCGGAGTTGCCGGTCGAGTTCAGCCTGGCGAAGAACCGGCACGGTGCGCTGAAACACGTCGCGGCGACATTTCACAAGGCGCAGAAATGGATGCGCGGGGAAGGGCTTGAGGCGGAATGGCAACGGATTCGACAGGAACAGCAGTACCGCCAGCAGACGCACCGGCTGATTCACGACAGCGAGGCCGAGCCGTGGTGACGCCGACGCGGACACCGGAGGAGCAGGAAGCCATCCTGCGACGGTTGGAACGCATGGAACAGGTGTTGTCGGACATTTTCCGCACTGAATGTCGTGTCATCAAGATTGAGTGGTGAGCGTGAAGACCTACGAGGATCTGTATCGGGACTACAATGCGCTCCAGCACGAGTTGGACAAGGTGTGTGAGGAGCGTGACGAGACGCGGTGTGTGCTGGAGTTGGAGCGGAAGGCCCGACAGGTCCACGAGGACGAACTGAAGGCCGAGCGCGACGAGGCGCTGCGACAAGTGCGCGTGTGGCGCGATCATGCCGAGTTAGTTGATGATGACCGGCAGCGCGCGAGGAACCAGCGGGATAAGGCTCAATCAATCATCGCAACGCTCAACCAGCGCATTACCGACCGTGAGGCAGAGTGGGTCGGGGTTGTGAATGATGCCGAGCGAGTCCGCGATACAGCAGAGGCCGAGCGCGACAAGGCGCTGGCGGACCTTGAGCGGCTGCAGGAAGGGCTCGCGGCACTCACCGAGGCTCCACTGTGCCCCTTGGCGGAGTACCACGCCATGCGGGAGCGGACCGAACAGGCCGAGCGCGAGCGCGACGAGGCGCGGGCCAAGCTCCTGTCGTGTCAACGCGCGCGGGAGGAGGCGGAGCGGGACCGCGACAACGCGGAGGCGCGGGCGGATGAGGCGCTGAAGGAGAAGCCATGAACGCGAAGTCCTATGCCGTCTTGTCCCACGCCATCGAACTGGGTCTGGCCTATGGCCTGCGCCGACTGTTCAAGCACCGGGAAAGTCCTGTCATGGACGTGAACGAACTGACCAGCGAGGTCAGCCTCAATGCCGTCCATGATGCCGTGATGACCGAGATCTGTGAGTGGTTCTCGTTCGAGGAGCATGAGTGACCCGTCTGTTCTTGCGGGCGTACGTGCAAGTGGCCCTCGTCAGTGTGAACGTGGCGATGATCGCCGCGTCCAACTGGGCGGGGGCCTATGTCACGTCGTTCTGTCTGAGTTGGGTCTGGTGGGGGAATGCGCGGAGTGCGGCCCACCAGGGGGGGCGCTGGGCCAGGACGGTCTATGCGCTTGGGGCCGCGTGCGGGACCGTTAGCGGGATGCTGGTTGGTCGTCTAGTAGGCGCTGGAAATCACTAACCGTCAGGAACACGAGGGCGTCGTCATCCTTGACGCCCTTTCCCGCCCAAATCACGACGGGGATACGGCCCTCGGCCGTCTCACCAATCCCACGCAACCAGTTCCTCAAGTAGCTCGGGGGAGAGTACCCCCGCTTGTTCTGCACTGCGATACGCGGCGTCACGAAGTCTGGCGCGTTTCTCTGTTGATGACCCATAACGCCAGCCGCCGGAATCCGCGTCGTCCCGAACCGCTTCGCCATCCGACGCTCTGCCGCCTTCCAGGTCTTGTCGCCCATCGGCCACCCTGCGCTGGAGCGCCTCCTCCACCAACTGCCACGTCGAGCCGCCCCTGTATCCGATCGGACACAACAGGCCGCCCTTCTCGCCCCACCGATTCACGGTGGCGCCGTTCCAGACCACCTCATACTCGTCAGGCGGCGGTTTCATCGTCATCATCCGTCAGCCACCGATGGGCGAGCTTAACGACCTCGACGCTGTAGAGTTCGCCCCAATTCTTCGTGTGGGCCATGATGGTGTAGGCGTGCTTGATGGCCTGGTCCTCGGTCCCATCGTAGCCCGCGACAATATCTTCAATGTCGTCGTTTTCGCAAAACTGCTTGACGATCACCGCCCACTTGGGGGCCTGCGTGATATCCGCGTACTTAGGAACACTTGTCATGTGAGCACCCGGTACAGGTCTGGTGGGCCGGCTTGCTGTGGACCTGGAAGAAGTTCTCCCAGTTCATATCGGGCAGGGCCACGCCGTCGTGGAGGTGCTCATGCAGGTAGCCCATGGTGTTGAACATCAGGGCGCACAGGGCATCCTCCAGCCCTTCTCGGCTCTCCATGCCACGGTGCTCCAGCCACCAGTCCACGAAGTGCCGGAAGGCTGACTTGATGTAGACGTTCTTGGGCATTCCTTTTTGCCAGTTATCGGAAGCCCGCAGCT